CTAGGATTCAGGAAGTGCTTATCACCATATACATTACGGTGAATAGTACTAGATAGGCCCATCAGGGAGCCAACCACAGTATCTGTAGTAGCAAATAACTTATCGGTATCTTCTTGCATCTTAACTAGGTTTGAACCTGGGTAAGAGAAGTTGAGACCATAAGGTAGAGTACAATGCTCTAACTTATCAAAAATTACTTGCTGTCTACGAGATAACAGTGATCGACTTCGACGGCCCAAATGACGACAGATATCAAGGAAGTTGTCGTTAGATACTTCCCGCCACTTATACTGAGGAATAACCTGAGTAGAAGTGACGATCTTTCCCGCAAATTCACAAATTTGCGATCCAGAGATTGATTTATCTCTAGAATATGGGCAGTCCATCTCTGTAAGGAACTTAATGTAACTGACATAGAGATCGTTATCAAGGATCACTACGTCATCGCCAAGAACATAGAATTTCTCCTTATGTTCGCAGCCATTAAGAAACCATAAGAGCAATCCATGGGTTAACGTAAATGTACCAAAACTTGGGTATAACCCCAAGGGTTGGCCACGCTGCCATCGGAGTGTCAAAGGCAATTTCTTGTCTTCAGCACGCCAAGTAGCCGTACTTATAGCTTCGAAAAGTCGTAAGTCCGAAACGTTTCCAAAAAGAGCTCTTAGCACTGTCATCTGAATTTCCAACGGGAAATAATCAGTGGCAGAACTTAAGTCAATACTATGTATAGTTTGACCTTTACACAGATGTGTCTGGAGAATCGAGAACGGTCCCGATTGATTGAACGTACAATCCCAAGGAAGGGTTTGTACAACAGAATAGATCGAATCACCAAGAGGCTTCAAGGCCAACTGGTGAACAAGATGTGGGGAGGCAATACTTCGCAGTTTGCCACCTTGCTCTTGTAGGAAGTGGATTTCTCCACCCTCTATCTGTTCAAGGCTCTCACGTGAGTACCAGGTACCCATTTCACTAATTTTATTAGTGATACCACTTAAACCTTTTAGCACAGGATCATAAAGATCTTTGTACTCAAGGTAAAGTGGAACGTGACGAGGATCAAGAAAATATTCAGCATTGCTGAGTACATCCTCAT